ATAGGGTGGTGCATATCGAAAATAGCTGGGGATGCGGTGTTTAATCGGGTTAAGGTGCGGGGTGATATTGAAGCGACAAGCCTCAAGGCCGATACCGCCATGATTGCAACTGCCCATATCGCAGATGCCCAGATTACCAGCGCAAAGATTGCAAATGCAACAATCACCGGCGCAGATATAGCCAGCGCCACTATCGGTACTGGCAATATTGCTAACGCCCAGATAACAGCTGCGCTTATAGCAGACGCTAATATCACCAACGCCAAGATCGGAGCTGCGGCAGTTAATACGCTAAAGATAGGCAGCAATGCGGTGACGTTGCCTATTGGAACCAGCGCTACGTCTGCGGCATACGGCAATGGTATACAGCTACTGGCCAGTACATTTACATGCGTAGGACAACCTGTGTATATGCAAGCTACCGTGGTTGTGCGTACAGATTCTGGGACAGCTGGCACTTATCGACTTTTACTACGGGTAGATGGTGCAGCTATATTTGATACTGGTATAGTTAGTGCAATGACCACAGCTGCATTTGGATCTGTACTTGTCTCACTTAGCTATATTGTTACAGTTAGCGCAGCTTCACATACTTTTGATCTGCTTGGTTATAGTGATCCAGATGGAGGCGGTAACTGTAGTTTTATGGCTCGCGCACTTGTTTGCACTGAGTTAAGGAGATAGTATGGAATTTGCAGTTTATGAGATTGAAACAGGGAAGATTCTCTGGTTCGTTACAGGGCCCTACGAGGTTGCGTTAGAGCAAGAGATTGATGGACGGTCGATCTTTTTGAATTGCCCCAAAGATGCTACGCATATTATTGATAACTTGCCGGTTACAATCCTGAGTTAGGCGTTGAAATTTTAAACATCAACTTAGAGATAAAGTGATCTAGAAAAAATAATTTTACTTGACATCTTGTCTGGCTTTGTGCTATAGTATTGTATAACGTGGAGGAACTGCGATGCCGAATATTATCTATGGAAATAGCTCTTCTGATTTGAACGACATATATAGGGATGTTTCTTATACCTATGATTCTGGCATCAATCTTGGGCCTGACTCAAAGCTGCATAAGAAGATCATAGATATGGTAGTACGCATGTCTGATGATTCTTACGCACAGATGAGTAAGAGACACCCAGTCTGGAATGACATCGATAATACTCTGAAGGTCTACATTCCTGCGGACGATGCAGAGAAGAGGATCAAGAGTAAGGATAAGAGGCGTCCTACATCTATTGTAGTTCCCTACAGCTATGCTACTATCGAAACTATTATGGCCTATCTAACAAAGGGCTTGCTAGGAGATAGTGTTTTTCAATACGAAGGCAATGCACCAGAGGACACTCTTCCGGCGAAGATGCTTGAGTTGGTTGTGAATCAACAAGTTCGGAGATTCAAAAGCGATCTTGAGATGCACACAAGTATGAGGGACTCTCTAGCTTATGGCTTCGGTGCAAGTACGATAGCTTGGTCAGATGTTTGGGGTAAGAAAACTGTGCTAGAGGACATACCTATGTATAGTATGTTCGGAGGTGCAACTGGATCCGCCAAGAGGAAAGTAAACAAAGATGCTTTGCTTTTCGAGGGGAATGAAGTAATAGCGATTGATCCGTATAAGTTTTTACCTGACCCCAACGTTTCGATACATAACATAGGGAGCGGAGATTTCGTAGGTTGGATTGAGTTTCAAAGCTTTACTAAGCTCCTTTCAGATGAGGCAAGTGGCGCAGGTTATACTAATGTTAAATATCTTAGGACTGGCAAGTATCTTAATATTACATCGAAATATAGTTCTGACGCCTCCAGTAGGATGTCAAAGAGAGAGCCTCAGAATACTGACACATCTGCTAAGAGAAACTATGTAACTTTGATTCACATGTACGTAAGGTTGATTCCTAAAGAGTGGGGATTGCGAGGGTCTGAGGGGAACAGTGGCGGAGAAACTCCAGAGATATGGCTCTTCACGATTGCAAATGAGCAGCTTGTTATTAGAGCTATGCCTCTTGGACTTAACCACAATAGGTATCCAATTGCAGTAGCCGCGCCTGACTATGATGGCTATTCGATTACGCCAATATCTAGGATGGAACTCATAGACGGTCTGCAGACCACACTGAATTGGATGTTCAATAGTCACATTGCCAACGTAAGAAAGGCCATCAACGATATGCTTATTGTTGATCCTTCTCTTGTGAATATGGAAGACCTTGAGAATCCAGCCCCAGGGAAGTTGATTAGACTTCGCAGGAGTGCGTGGGGTCGTGGAGTCAGTGGCGCTGTAGAGCAGCTTAAGGTAAGTGATATAACTTCGAGAAACATGCAAGATGCTGAGCAGATCATGGCGCTTATGCAAAAGGCAAGTGCGGCTACTGATGCAACTATGGGTATCCAACGCTCAGGTGGAGAGCGTGTAACAGCTCAAGAGTACTCTGGAACTATGCAGATGGCCGTCTCGAGGTTGGAACATATTGCAAAGATGATCAGTAAACAATACATGATGGATCTTGCATACTTTCATGCCTCCCACACTCAGCAGCTTATGTCTCAAGAGACATATGCAAAGGCAAGCGGAGAGTGGCCGGATAGACTGATCGAAGAGTTCGGACTGGATCCAGCTCGGTCTATGAAAATAAGTCCGTTCGACATCATAGCGGATTTTGATATCATCTTTAAGGATGGAACCACAGCTACAGCGGACGCTCTCACGAATGATTTCTGGACAAGGAACTTCGGAGCAATCCTGCAAAGCGACAAGCTAGGCATGTTTGATGCAGCAAGAATATTCCAACATATGGCGAGGTTGAATGGGGCCAAGAATGTTGGTGAGTTCATATCTAAAGACGGAGGAAACTTCAGTGCACTTTTTCAACCTGATCAGAGTGTTCTTCAAGATGCGCAAGCTGGGAACATCGTACCGTTGGACGAGTTCGATAGTATCGGACAAGAGCTGGGAGGGTACTAACCTTTCCAAGAGCGAGTGGCTGAAGTTTCAAGAGAGTAACATCTGGAAGGCCTTTCTTTATGAGCTTGAAGATAGGGAAAAATATCTAACCCATCTCTTCAAAGACTCTGATAAGGAGTGGCCTCCAGATGTTATTAAAGGCAAGATGACTGAGATCGATTTCTTTAAGCAGATTCCAACTCTTATTCTGCTAAGCATAAGAGATAAGGAAATAAACGAAAAGGAGCTAAAAGATGCCGAACATGATGGATGAAGAGCAGATGGGATTCTTAGATGAACTGATGGGGGATGCACCAGTTGCTGAGGAGCCTAAAGCTGAGGAGTCTCTACAGAGTGAGGAAGAGCCCAAAGTTGAGGAGTCTGCTCAATCTGAGGAGCCCGCCCAAAGTGCGGAAGCGCAAGAATCTGAAGAGCCTCAAGAAGATGTAAATGCAATCCTCAGGGAGCAAATTGTAAAACTCACTGAGCAGCTTCAGAAAGATCCATTTGTACAATCTGTACAGACTAATGTAAAAGATGAGAAAGCGCCAGAAGGTAAGACTCCAGAGAAGCTTACTGCATTCCTGAGTGAGGATGAGATAGATAGAATTATCGATGAGCCTCAGCTACTCAACACAGCTTTTAACAGGGCTATCTCGGTAATGCAACAAAACATGCAGGTGGTTATCCAGGCGGAAGTAAATCGACAAGTTATGGTAACCAGAGCAGTTTCTGATTTCTACACAAGTAATCAGGATCTAGCTCCTTATAGTAAGTTCGTCCAGTATGTAATGTCCGAAGTAGAGCAGCAGAATCCGCAGAAGACTTATGCAGAGATCTTTGATATGACTGCGCAAGAGAGTAGAAAGCGACTCGGTATGGGCAGTGCGCCAACTGTGCAACGGCAACAAAGTCGACCAGACCAACAGAAGCCAGCTTTCGCAGGAACAAAGAAGAGTACAGCAAGACCGGCACCGAAGCAAGATTTTTTCGATCAAAACGCAGCAGATATGTTTAATCTGCGCTAACACTTCCACAGGAGGAAAACAAAATGGCAGATCCGATTACTGGTTTAAGAGGTAGTGCATCCTTTGGGGCTGATGGTTCTTTGGCAAGACGCCCCGAAAACTGGCGTGAGATGATTCTCATGCTTTATCCGAACGGTCAAGCTCCCTTGACTGCCTTAACTGCGCTGATGGGTTCTGAGTCTACGACCGATCCTATCTATCACTGGTTTGAAAAAGAGTTGCCTAACCAAGCAGCAGCTATTACTGGCGTCTACAGTGATGCACTGACCACCGCTTGGACCGCAGCTTCCAAGACTCAAGGTGCTTCTGTCTGGGTTAAGATGGCCGAAGCAGATGTGAAGAACTTTAAAGCTGGGCACATCATCACAGTGCGGGCGCCTGCTTCTGGAGTTATCGCAAGTAACATCTTCCAAGTTCTGATCGGTGCAGCTCCTACCCGGAACGGTGCATCTTCGTATGTGACAGGTAATCTTATCAGTGCTACCTTTACGAGTTTGGCATCAGCAAGCTATACTGCAGGTCAAGTAGGTGGTAGTGCCTACCCTGAAGGTGATACCTCTGGTGTATCTATTGGTTACGATCCTACTGAGTACAGCAACTATACTCAGATTTTCCGTAACTCCCTAGAGCACACTCGTACTGCATCTAAGACAAAACTCCGCACAGGTGATGCCGTTGCTCAGGCTAAGAAAGAGTGCCTTGAGTTGCACTCCATTGAGATGGAGCGGGCATTCCTATTTAACGGTGCAAAGTATGTTACCACTGGATCTAATGGTCAGCCTCTCCGGATTAGCGCAGGTGTTAGGGGTTTCATTACAACT